TCCGTCGATGTATCCCCAAAAGGGCAAAGTGGGGTTGACGGTGGCGGATTTGGGCGAACTGTGATCGATCCAGCTGTGGCGGCCGTGATCCCGCCCAGGCTGGTATCAGTACCTAAGGGTTCAGGCTCTTATGGCATTGAGGTGGCGGCCCTAGCTAAAGACGTGTTGGCTATTGAGTTGATGCCGTGGCAGATCACTGCGTTGCAGGGGCAGCTGGCCCACGATGACGCTGGCGCGTTTTGTTACAAGCGCAGTTTGGTGTCGGTTGCCAGGCAGAACGGGAAAACGGTGGCATTGAAGGCGCTGGCATTGTGGGTGTTGACCAAGGAACCGATTCGCCGCGGCGAGCCGGTGCTGCTGATTTCGACCGCGCACAATCTCGACCTGGCTGTTGAGCTGTTCGAATCGTTGGCCCCGACACTGGAAACCAAGTTTGGCGCAAAGCTCTATTGGTCGTATGGCCGCAACGAAGCCGTCATGCCGGACGGTTCCCGTTGGCTGGTTCAGGCCGCCACCCCCCGAGCGTTTCACGGCTTCAGCCCGGATTTCATCATTGCTGACGAGCTCTGGAACATTTCCGCCGACGTGATCTTCAACGGCGCGATTCCAAGCCAACGTGCCAGGCGGCAATCACTGTTGTCGTGCTGGAGCACCGCCGGCACCGAGGACTCCCACGCCATGTTGAAACTGCGTGAAGAGGGCCTGCGGGCGATCGACACCAAGGCCGACAGCAAATTGTTTTTCGCGGAATGGTCGATCCCCTCCGGCGTCGATACGACCGACGAGGTGTATTGGCCGATGGCCAATCCCGCCATCGGACATTTGCTCGACCTGGACACTTTGCGGGATGAATCTGACATGGCCGACAAAGCCGCGTTCCACAGGGCGTCGCTCAACCTGTGGATTTCGTCCGCCCAATCGTGGCTGGCCCCTGGCGTGTTCGACAAGCTGATCGTTCCAGCCATCCCCGACGGCGGCGTCCTGGCTGTCGATTCCAGCATTGACGAAAACACCTATACGGGCATTCGAGCGAACGTCATGCCGGACGGCCGGATCGGTGTCACCGTCGCGTTCATCGCCGACACCCTGCCTGCACTGTGGGCCGCGATCGATGAGGAGGCCGCGGCCGTGGCCAGCATTGCCCTAACACCTAGCCTGGCGTCAATAGCGCCGGCGGCCTACGAACGCAAAAAAGTGATCGTCGGGTACAACGAGCTGCTGACCCACACAGTCACGGTCCGACAGTTCATTGTCGAGGGCCGCCTGGTGCACACCGGCGAACAAATGCTGTCGGAGCACGTCAACCGTGCGGTCGGGGTACGCACCGCCGCCGGGTTCGTGCTGTCCAGCCAAAAGTCGCCTGGTCTCATCACGTTGGCCCGCTGCATGATTTGGGCCGCCGCCCTGGTCGCTCGACCACAGCAAAAAACCCGCGCCGCCATCGCCTTTGCCAGGTAGGGGATCAGTTTCTATCTTTCTCTGAAACGCTTGCGTTCGCAATTGTTGCGAGTCACAATCCGAGCGTGGGTCTTTTCCGCAAAAAGATCGAAGCCCCGGCTTTCGCCTCGTCCCCCGTTGGCGCAGCTGCAGGCGCATCGCAGATAGGGCAGTTCTACTCGTACAGCGTTGGGGCTTCTGAAGAGGCTGCCCTATCTGTCCCCACCATCGCCAGGGCCGTTTCGCTCATCACCACCGTCGTCGGCACCCTTGATCTGAAATCCTACGTGCTGCAATGGGGCGGCGAAGAGTACGAAAAAATTTGGGTCCAAGGCGAAACATGGATGAGCCGACCCGATCCAAAAGTGACGCGCCAGTTTATCATGGGCAAAACCGCCCGCGATCTCATCATGTACGGCCGCGCACACTGGGCCGTCACGTCCCGCTACTCGACCGGCTTCCCCGCGACGTTCCAATGGCTGCCCGCCAACATGGTCTATTCCACCACCATGCCGGCGTCGCCCGAATGGTTCGGCATGCCCGACGACCTCGAGTTCAACGGCTTGCCGCTTGACGTCTCTAACGTCATCACGTTCCTGTCACCGAACCAAGGCATCGTCTACGCGGGCCGCCGCGCCGTCGGTGTCGCGCTCCGCCTCGATCAGGCGGCCGAACGATTTTCCGCAACCGAAATCGCCGCCGGATACCTCCAGCAAACCAGCAACTCAGAACCAATGTCATCCGAAGAGCTCGGCGAACTCGCCGGAGCCTGGGCAAACGCCCGCCGCGTATCGGCCATCGGCGCATTGAACAGCGCCGTTGAATGGAAAGAGTTTTCATCTGATCCGAGCAAACTGCAGCTCGTGGAATCACGCAAATACCAGGCGCTTGAAATGGCCCGCCTGCTTGACATTCCCGGTTATCTGCTCGGCATCGATCAATCTGGCATGACCTACCAAAACGCGCAACAGTCACGCCAAGACCTGATTCTCTTCGGAGCTCGGCCTGTGCTGCACTCAATCCAAGAGCGCTTGTCAATGAATGACGTTTTGCCGAACGGCCGCCACGTCCAATTTGACGTTGAGGAATACTTGGAACAATTCATGATTGAGGAACCCGAGATTCAGCGTGAAGCGCCCGCGCCTGATCTGCCCGAGGACGAAATGGAGCTTGAATAATGCCTTGGCATATCGAAACAGAAAACCCCGAGTGCTCCGGCTTTGCGGTCGTGAAACACGACGACGGCACCGTCGAAGGCTGCCACCGCGACATTGACGCCGCGCTCGAGCAGCTCGCCGCGCTGTACGTCAGTGAATACTCGGTCGACGCGGCCGCACCCAACCGCACGATCCGTTTCACCGCCGCTGCACAGCTCACAGCGATGAAAGACGACGAAGAAAACTATGCGCCGAAAATTTCCGGCGTCGCCGTACCGTGGAACGTCACCGCGACCGTCGCCGGCGGCCAAAAAGTCCGTTTCTTGCCTGGCGCTTTTGACGTCAACCAAAAAGCTGCAAAACTTGTTGAAAACCACGACCTGACACAGCTTCGCGGCGTCGTCAACGAGTTGACTGACACCGCAGCCGGTCTTGAGTTTGAAGCAACGCTGGCCGACACGCGGGCCAGCCGCGACGCTGTCGCGCTCCTCAAGTCCGGCGCTTACGATTCCGTGTCCGTTGGGGCAAACCCAACGAAGTTCAAGTTCGACAAGCAAGGCGTCATGATCGTTTCCAAAGCGGATCTGATCGAGCTGTCGCTAGTCGCCGTGCCTGCGTTTAGCGACGCAGTCATCACAGAAATCGCCGCCTCGGCCGACCCGGAGGACGACGAAACCAACCCACAAGACACCCCCGAGGAGGAACAAGTGTCAGAAGCAATTCAGGCCGAGGCCGCAGAGGCACCGGCAACCATCCCCGTCAGCCCGATCGTTTACGCGACGGCCCGCAAGGAAGTCCCGCTGCCCACAGCAGTCGAGTACCTTTCGGCGGCTATCGCTGGCGGATCAGCTTGGCACCAAATGCGCGAAGCCATCAAGGCCGCAGCGCCCGACGTCGTCACCACCGACACGCCCGGCATCCTGCCCACCCCAATCGTCGGACCGGTGTACAACAACTTCATCGGTCGTCGCCCTGTCGTTGACGCAGTCGGTGTCCGCGCAATGCCTGGTGGCGGCAAGGTGTTCATCCGCCCCGAAGTGACCACGCACGTTTCGATCGGCGCAAGCCTGGCCGAAATGGCCAACCAGTCCGGAACCCTCGTGGTGTTCAACAACCAGGTCACCAAGCAAATCTTTGGCGGATACGTCAACGTGTCTGAAGCCGACCTCGATTGGACCGACCCGGCAGTGCTGTCAATCATCCTTGATGACATGGCCCGCATTTACGCCAACGCCACGGACAACTACGCCGCTGACCAGTTGGTCGCCGGTGCATCCGTCACCAAGGCGTTCGCCGACTTCGGCACCACCGCAGACCCCGCCGCCTGGGTCGCTGCCGCGTACTACGCAGCCAAGACCATCCTTTCGGGATCAAACGGCAACCTGCCAACGCACATGTTCATCGCACCCGACGTCTACGAGCTTCTCGGCAAGCTCTCCGACACGGCAGACCGCCCGCTGTTCCCCCAGATCGGCCCAATGAACGCGTTTGGCCAAATGTCGGCGGCCTCGGCAGACGCCACCGCCTTCGGCCTCCGCGTCGTCGTCGACCGCAACTTCGCGAACGGCGCACTCATCATTGGTGACGCCTCGGGCTACGAAATCTTCGAACAGCAAAAGGGCGCCATCAGCCTGGACTCGCCGTCGACGCTTTCGCGCACGATCGCGTTCCGTGGCTACTTCGCCACGCTGATGATTGACGCGTCGAAGTTCGTCAAGTTCACCTGATCCGCTGACTGCTGCACCTAGGAGCTCTGCACCATGCCCGTTTTCACCGTCACGCACACGCAACGTGTCGATGGCTACGCCGTGGTGCAGACCCTAGAAACAACAGAAATCGGCATCGGCCAAACAATCGTCGTCGCCGGAACCACAGGGTTCAACGGCACATTCACCGTGCTTGACGTACCGACCAGGTATTTCATCGGCTTGGACGACGAAGGCGACTTTACGTTTGATGACGAAATCATCATCCTGAACCAGTTGCTTGTCGCCAACGCCGGCAGCGACGTCGCCCGCGACGCAATGGCCGGCACGATTACCTGGACAGAAACGTGCACCTGGATCATTGCCGCAGACGTTCTGTCGTGGCTAGGTATTTCCGTGGCTACCGCTAACGACACAGCCTTCGTTACGGTCTGCACGGAGGCCGCTAACGCTTGGGCCTACAAGGCGCGGAAGATGGCTGGCTATCAAGGCGAGTCCCTCTCTTCCGTGCCAAGTAGCGCCGTCAAACTCGGCACAATTATGTACGCGGCGGCCCTGTACCGTGAACGCGGCTCGGTCGACTCGTTCGCATCATTCCAAGAGCTCGGTTCACCAACCCCGACCGGCTCGATGGGCCAAATCATGCGTCTGCTCGGCATCCGCCGAAGCCAGGTGGCCTAAATGGCCGCGACAGGCATTTTCGCCGAATCCCGCACAGCGATCGTCAACGCGCTGACCGCGCTTGGCGTCGCCGTCGTCACCGATCCGCGCAACGCTCGACCCATGACCGTCATGGTCAACCCGCCCACGTTTGACAGCTTCACCTACAACGTCGGCGACATACGGTTTGAACTGCTGATCTTGGCGGCCCCGCCAGGCAACCAAGACGCCGAGGATTACCTCATCACAACCGCCGACACCATCATGGCGTCAACCACTCTCGCCGTTACCGACGGCAGACCAATAGCCGTGACAGTCGGCGATCAACAAATACCCGCATATTCCTTAACGGTCGCAATCGCGGCAAGGAGAAACTAACAATGGCAACAACCACATTCCTGTCCAACGCGACTGTCAACCTGACCGTCGGCATGACCACTTACGACCTGAGCGACCAGTGTACTGCCTGCACGATCACAGCCGCATATGACGCGCTTGAAGTGACCGCATTTGGCGACACCGCTCACAAGTTCACCAAAGGCCTGCAAAACGTCGAAGTCACGCTGACGCTGTTTAACAGCTACGGCTCAAGCGAAGTTGAGGCCGCCCTCTACGATGCCGTCAACGTCGGCACCGCGACCCTGGTCATTTCGCCTAGTGGCACCACAGAGTCGGCAAGTAATCCGGAGTACACAATCACTGGCTGCATGCTCGCCAGTTTCACCCCTGTCAACTCGACAGTCGGCGAACTCAGCACCCAGGACGTCACGTTCACTGGCGGCACCTGGGCCCGCGACATCACCAGCCCGTGATTTAACCCTCCAACCGTGCAAGGAGAAACACCATGAAATTGACCCTTAACGTCACCACAACGGACAGCAAATACGAAGTCACCACGACATTTGCCAACGTCATCGAATGGGAACGCAAAATGAAACGCCAGGCATCAGACCTAGCCCGAGGAATCGGCTACGACGACTTAGCGTTTCTTGCCTGGTCAGCATCCAAAACATCCGGGGTCACAGTGCCGCTGATCTACGACGATTTTGTCAAAAAAATTGTTGAGTTAGACGTTGCTAATGAAGAACCGCAAAACCCTACCCCGCCGGAAGCTGGAGTTTCGGCCTAGCCCAACTGCTAGCCGAAACAGGCTTCTGGCCAAACGAAATACCGTTTGAGGCCCGCGACCTCACAACAGTCATAAAAATTTTGAACGATCAACGGAAGGAGGCCAACAATGCCCGCGCATTTCGCCGGTGAAATCCGAGGCGCAAAAGAGGCCATCAAATCCCTTCGACAGATCGACCCGGAGCTGCGGAAACAATTCACCAAAGACGCCAAACTGGTTGCGGCCCCAATCATCACCGACGCCAAAAACTCTTACAGCGAAACATTGCTGTCCGGCATGGCCCGCGCCTGGTCACAAAACGGAACACCCAAATTCCCCTACAGTTCCAGCGCGGCCCGTCGAGGGCTACGGTTCAAAGTTGACACTAGCCGCAAAGCTGGAAGCGCTGTCAAAATTCAACAAAAAGACCCGGCGGCCGCAATTATTGAAGTGGCAGGCAAAAAACGACCCAACCGCCTTGGCACGTCTCTGAACCGATTTGGCCAGCCGTCACGGTTTCTGTGGCCAGCCGCTGAACGCAATCAGGACCGAGTCCAACGCGAAATGGAAGCGTTGATCCGTGACGTCATGGACCGAGTCGAAAAGGACTTGAAGTAATGGCAATAACAGTCCCCATCGTCACAGACTTCCAACCTAAAGGCGTCCAAGAAGCCGAGAAAGCGTTAGAAGGTCTCCGCGACCGCGCTGGCCGCGCATTCAAAGCAATCGCCAAAGGCGCAACGATTGCAACTGGCGCACTGGCCGCAGGGCTAGGAGCAAGCGTCAAGGCCGCCGCTGAGGACGCTAAAGAACAAGCCAAACTCCGCACATCGCTGAAGAACACGACTGGCGCAACCGACGCCAACGTTGACGCAATCGAGGACCAAATATCGGCAATGACGCTCGCCAGCGGCGTTGCCGACACCAAGTTGCGCAGCGCTATGGAAATCTTGGCCCGCGCCACCGGCGACTCCGACACGGCCATGTCGCAGCTCACGCTGGCAATGGATATCGCCGCAGGCACTGGCAATGACCTAGACCAAGTTTCGCTAGCTCTCGGCAAAGCCTACAACGGTCAATTCACAGCCCTGAGAAAACTTGGCGTCCCCCTCGACGAGTCAATCACCAAATCTAAAGATTTCACGGCGGCCGCTAACGCGCTCAATGACGCGTTCGGTGGCACCCAGGCGGCCTTAGCCGACACTGCCGTTGGCCGCGTTGAACGGCTTCAAGTGGCGTTTGGCGAAGCCTCCGAAACACTTGGTACAGCCCTGCTGCCGATTCTAGAAAAAGTTGTCGGTTTTGCCACGACAACATTGATCCCGGCGTTTGAAAAAGTATCGGCCGTATTCGACAAAGAAGGTTTGGGCGGCGTCCTTCGGCTCATCGGCGAAAACATCAAGGAAGCCGCGCCAAAAGTCCTTGAAGCAATCGGCGAAGTGCTGCAAAAACTTGGCGCATGGATTATTGACACTGGACTGCCCTTACTGCGCGACAAACTCGTTCAATTGAAAGACGCATTTACCGCCTGGATCAAAGAATCAGGCCCCGAGGCCCTACAAAATCTTGGCCGTTTTCTAGGCGACATGATCCAATGGATTTTGACCAAAGGCGTCCCAAAACTCATCGAAGCCACCGCCAAGTTGCAAATCGCGTTGCTCAAATGGTTGTTTGACATTGGACCCGATCTGCTCAAAGGGCTTGTCCTGTTTGCAGGCCAGTTTACTAAAGGCATCATCGACACAATGGTTGAAGCGTTCAAGAGCCTGGCAAATAGGGGCCTCGAAATTGGCAAAGCGTTTGCCAACTCGATCATCGGTTTCATCAACACCAACGCAATCGACAAACTAAACGACCTTCTCGAATTCAAAGTCGGCCCAATCACAATCAACCCGCCCGACATTCCCCGCATTCCCGCCCTAGCCGACGGCGGCATTGTGACCGGCCCAACACTCGCACTTATTGGCGAAGCTGGCCCCGAAGCCGTCGTCCCCCTCGACCGCATGGGAGGCACCGGCAACAACATCACAATCAACGTCAACGGGGGCGACCCCAACGCCGTCGTCGCGGCCCTGCGCCGCTACATGCAAGTCAACGGCTCCGTGCCGATCCGAACCACAGCCGCCTAATGCCATACACAGCCCCCACCGTCAACTACGCCACGACCCAAAATGGGACGTACACAACCCTTACCGGCGTCCAATCGGTGCAGATCGTTCGGGGCCGCACCTACTTCCAAGACAATTTCCAGGCATCCAGCTGCACGATCGAGCTCATACCGGCAGCGACTTATGCGACACCGTTAGCCATCGGCCAATACATCGACGTGCGGGTCACAAACACCGACACAGCCCGCGCTTACTTTTGCGGCAAAATCACCGACATACGGCGGAGCTACGACATACCGTACGACGCTGGCACAGGATTAGCCCCAGGTGACCGCATCATCATTTCGGCTACAGGCGGCACAGGGTTAACGGCGGCCTACACATTTGAGGCGTCAGTGCCGAGTGGTAACACGATTGCGGCGGCCGAGTGCACGTCACAAATGGGCCTAATATGCACATTGGCTGGCGTCGTATTGGTGCCGAATGTTGGCAGCAATCTGACCTCAAGCACAATTACATTGCCAGGCCAAAATGCGCTAGATCTTGTCAACAAGATTGCGCGCACAGCCCAATACTTTATTGACGATCGAGACAACCAGCGCGACGGCATTTTTGCTGGCCAAGTCGGAATGATCGTCGGCCCACCAACGACCACATCAGCGACATTCAGCGACACGGGCGCAATCCGTTACACCGGCTTAGAGTTTTTTTCGTCCGCCGAAAACGTGTTTAACCAAATCAACGTGTACCCGGACGGTTTGGCCACGCAAAGCCAAACAGGTACCGCACCGTTTAACAGCCTCGATTACTACACGACAAACAATACGACAGCCGACGCCGCCAGCCTTGCCGGACTGCTCTACAACCTTTTCAACGGCCTGACCACAGCGGTGCCGTTCACCCTGACCACCGACACCAACGCCGACGACACCTGGCTTGGCGTTGCACAGCTGCAAACGGCGACCGGCGGCGCTGGATACATTGCTGCCGGTGCCTCGATCACGTTCCGAGGCGCAACCTACAACGCTCAAATTCAACGGATCGCGGTGTCGTTCACGCCTGACGTTGCCCGCCTGGCGCTTACGTTGTCGCCAAACCTGGGCACACCGTTCACGCTCGATAGCAATCAGTTCGGCATACTTGACACAAACAGACTGGGGTACCCATAAATGGCAGTGAAAACGTTTACCAGTGGCGCAGTACTTACCGCATCCGACACCAACACCTACCTCACCAACGGCGGCCTAGTGTATATCACCGCCGGCACAGCAAGCGCTGCCGCAACGTTGTCTGTCAATTCGTGTTTTACAGCGACGTATGAAAACTATTTTGTCACGTGGAACGGCTTAACCAGCGCCAATGACGTTGTTATGAATATTCGTTTTCGGGCTAGTGGCACTGACGCAAGCACTGGGTATCGGTATGTTCAACTGCAAAGTTATGTCGGTTTGGCAAGCCCCTCAATAAGCGGAAGCAACACGGGCACGGTGATTCAGGCGGGTAACTCTTCCAATCAGCAAACTTCTTTTGAGGCATGGCTCTATAACCCGCAATTGGCCAAATACACATTGGCGCGTGGAACCTCCACAAACATTCAAAGCGGCGGAACAATCGACACCTACACATTTAGCGGGTTTCTGTACAATACGACCGCTTATGACGGAATAACTGTTTATCCAGCTAGCGGCACACTCACAGGAACACTGCGCGTCTATGGACTGAGGATCGCATGACAAATCCAATCATCGCAATCACTGACGGCACAACCGGGGAAACCATCCACCGCGAAATGACCGAAGAAGAATACGCCGCGCTGATCGAGTCCGGCTGGACACCAGGAGAGCCCCAGGAGGCAACAGAAGAATGAAAACCCGCGTCGCCATCGTGGCGGCGCTACTCACCGTGCTGGCTAGCAGCTGCAACAACAAAACCTGGATCGAGTGCCCAACAACCACAACGATCCGAACCAAAAACCGTGCACTGACCAGCCCAGTAATGACACCCGACCAAGGCCAACAGGAGGCCGCGACGTGTTAGACAATCTCAAACCCAACCGGCCGCCCTACAGCCCCGAGCAGCTCAACGCCCGCCTGCGCTTTTGGGTCGGCATCACCCTCGCCGGCACCCTGGTGCTCACCATGGTGGCCGTGTTCATAAATCTTTTGTTCATCCCGCAGGGCCCGACCATGCCTGAAACGGACAAGGAACTGCTGAATTTGATAAGTCCAATAGTTCTTTTCCTATCCGGCACTTTGTCCGGCGTAATGATTTCCAGCGGCGGCAAAAAAGACCTAGACGGAGACGGGAAACCCGACCAATGAAATCGAGCACCTACACCATCACAACCACGCCCACAAAAATCGTGGCCAGCAACGTATTTGCCCAAAACGTGTATGTTCACATTGCCGGCAACGGCACGGTTTACCTAGGCGACTCGGACGTGTCATCGACAACAGGTTTGGAAACCCAAAAACACACAACGCCAATCCAGTTTTTCATTCCCCGCGGCCAAGAGCTATGGGCCGTCACCGCAACCGCTACGGAAACGCTGCAAATCCTCCAAGAGAAAGGCGCCTAGCCAATGGCTGTTAAGAAAGCCGCCAAGAAAGCCGCCGCCAAGCCCGCAGAAGCCCCCGTGGCGGCCGCAAAGCCCAAAAAGGCGTCCAAGTACCCTTACAAAAAACTCGTCGTTCCTGCGGCCCTACAAGGCGTCGAAAACGGAAAACTGTCCGGCAAGATCCTGCGCGGCGTCAAATGCGGCGGCCAAATGTACATTGAGGCGGCCGAAGCGTTCGACCGCATGTACGACCAGGCCATCCTGTCGGGCATCAAACTGCGCAACATCGGCGACTACCGATCGTTTGAAGCCCAGCTCGGCCTGTTCAAACAGCGTTACGCGCTCGAGGATTTGGGCCGCAAACCCACCGTGACCCGCACCTACGAAGGCAAAACGTGGTACCTGAAGCCCGGCATGGCCCCCTGCTCAACGCCCGGCAAGTCAAACCACGGCCTCGGCCTGGCCATCGACCTCGACGTGACGACGGCCAAAGTGCTCGACTGGATGTGCGCCAACGCCCCCACCTACGGGTTCTATTTGCAGTCCGACGACCCGACGTCACCTGAGTTTGAAGCCTGGCATTGGCAGTTCGCCGGATAATCCCACAACCTTTCGGTAAAGTTCGCTAAAGTCGCTGCACCCTGACCCCAACCAGGAGGAAACATGCAAGACGACCTGTTCTCAGCCTTTGCGGCAAGAGACGAAGCCATCAACCGCGTCGATCGCAACGCCGACGACGCCTGGAAAGCCTGCGCCGAAACCGTTGTGTTGCACTTGGCCCGAATGCGGCCAACATTCACAGCGGACGACGTGTGGGCCTACCTGACCGCACACCACGACGTATCGACACACGAACCGTCCGCGCTCGGTGCGGTCATCACCCGACTGGCGCGTCAAAAAAAGATCCGCAAAATCGGCTACACACAGTCAGCCCGAAAAGCCCGCCACGCCGCGCCCATCGCCGTATGGTCGGCGGCCTAGGAGGAAACCATGTCCACCGTCGTCAGGAAACGCCGTTAGGCGCATCGCGGCCGCCGTGCTCATCGCCGCCACACTCACCGCAACACCAGCCCATGCAGCTGTGTCGCCTGAATGTCTCCGCTACGTCAACCTCGCACGGCAGGTTGGCTGGCCGAAATCGCAGCGTTACGAGCTTGCCCGCATCATGTGGCGCGAATCAAGGTGCGCCCCGACGGCGCACAACCCGCGTGACCCGTGGGGCGGCTCATACGGCCTGCTGCAAATCAACGGCAGCAACGTTGGTTGGGCAACCCGAATGGGCTACATACGCGGCCGCACCGATCTGACCGACCCGAGGCGCAACCTAAAGGTCGGTTTAGAGCTTTGGAAGCTCTACGGCTGGCGGCCGTGGGGCACCAAATCGTCAGTAACAACCCAATAACGAAAAGAGCCCCAACATGACATTCAACCTTGATGATTACGAGCCGGTATCGGCTCGATTAGCGAAATGGCTTGAAGCCACCGACGGCAAAACCCAAGTTTTGACCGACCTGGTGCACCGAGGCGACGACTGGTGCATGTTCAAAGCCAGTCTGTACGTCGACGGCCTGCTGATCGCGACCGGCTACGCCGAAGAACACGTCACTGAACGCGGCGTTAACTCAACCAGCCACGTCGAAAACTGCGAAACATCAGCCGTCGGCCGCGCACTCGCCAACGCAGGTTTCGCCGGCTCCGATCCGAGCAAACGGCCAAGCCGCGAAGAAATGACCAAAGTGCAACGCGCCGGCGGCCAACCCGCGCAGTACAGCAACAAACCAGCTGGCGTCGCCAGCGAAAAACAGCGCATCTTCATCGCCGACCTGCTGGCCAAACGCAAACCGCCGATCGTGGCGGCCCTACCGGCAGACCTCACGTCAGCGGACGCGGCGAAACTCATTGAATCCCTGAAGCGCGGCGAACTTCCTGCCATGCTGATCAACGACGAGGAGGTACCGTTTTGACACTGCGCACACTGATCGTCCAAGTCGGCCTGGTAGCAACCAGCGCCGTACTAGCCCTGTTCCTAGTCAAGGTGTTTGACGACTGGTACCAGGACGCAGAAGAGCGCCGCGCCCGCCGGCGTAGCCGCGCACAACACCCCTCGAACTCGGGGCCACGCCATGAGTGACAACGATCCAGGGGCACGCATTGGCAACCTGCCCTGGCCATTTCGACCCGACAAAGAGCCCTACCATTTCGTAGAAATCGCACCCAACGAGTGGATCCGCGTCGTCCTTGCCGGCGACTACAACCTGCTCCTGGAAGAGCACCTGAAGCTCCGGGCGGCGGCCCGAGATCAGATCGAGGCGGCCCAAGAAGTCCTAGACGTTTGGAGGCATTATGGGCGACCCGTATCCGATTAGCGAAAAACAGTTCCAAGACCAGCTCATCGCCCTGGCGATCCTGCACGGCTGGAAAGTGCACCACGTCCGCCCAGGCATGTCATCAACCGGCCGGTGGCTAACCCACGTACAAGGCCACACAGGCTTTCCCGACCTCGTTATGGCCCACAACACCCACGGCATCCTTTTCGTCGAATGCAAGACCATTAAGGGCCGTCTCAGCGAAGCCCAAGTGGACTGGTGCCGCACCCTTGACGCGGCCGGAGCCGAAACCTATGTGTGGCGGCCCACCGACCTGCACTTCATACAGCGACGCCTCAAAGGGCTACGCGATGAAAACCAATCAAACTAACACAACAGAAAGCCCCAACACAATGATCGTCAGAACACCACGCATCGAGCGTGACTTCACCGTCCTACCCAATCGGGCACTGCGCGACCCATACCTGTCCTACAGGGCCCGAGGCGTCCTGGCCTACGTCCTGTCAATGCCCGACAACTGGCGCACCAGCGCCGACACATTGGCCCGCCAAGGCGTCGAAGGCCGAGACGCCATAAGGGCCGCCATCAACGAGCTGATCGCCTCAGGCTACGCCAGGCGCGTCAAAGCCCAAGACGACCGCGGCCGCTACACCACCGAGCTGCACTTCTACGACTACCCAAAGCATGTGCACATCCTGGGGAAACTCAGGGGAAAACGAGACCTACCGACGACGGAAAACCAGTCGTCGGAAAACCAGGCGTCTAAAGAAGAACTAATACCAAGAACGTTAAAAGAATCAGAGAGTGTCTTACAGAGTGAACCAAAACTCTGTGGGTACTGTTCAGGACAAGGCGTCATCGCTGAAGGCTTCGGCGGCCTGCCAACCGTATGCCCGGACTGCAAAGGCGACGGCATCACCCGTGGCTAACCACCGACGCAAAGACCTAGACAACGCCACCTACCGCAAACTTCGAGCAGAGTTCCTACAACACAACACCACCTGCCACTGGTGCAAACGCGCCAAAGCAACCGAAGTCGACCACCGCATCCCCGTCATGGCAGGCATCGACCCCACAGACCAAGAAAACTGGGTGCCAAGCTGCCACAAATGCAACGCACGACGCGGAGCCGAAGCACTAGCCAAAAAACGAGCCCAAACCGCACAAAATCGCAAAAAAATAAAAAATTTTGAAATTTTTTTTGAAAATGAAAAAACATTGAC